AAAGCAAGATGGTGATGAGAGCACATAGACGTAACCGGGATATTCATTTGACTTACAATACCGTCATATCCATCAGAAGGAAATGTAGTGATCTTAGGGGGTCCTTCATAGCAGCCCTTAATAAGATCGCAAACATAAGACTTAGCGACACGACGAGGTGTGTCCGCACTATTTACATCGTTGCGCCAGTCTATGCGTAGAGCATCAAGAAAGCCTTCATAAGCTATAGCCGCTTTTTCAATAATCTCCTTCTTCTCGCTATCACTAACAAGCATACTACTATTAGCAGTAGGCAGAAGGGGGTGTTGTAGACCGTTTTTGCTCATATTGGTAAAATTATATGTTTGAATTCGACTTGCTGTTGTAGTTGTCTGATTTGTTATTGATTCCATGTTTAACTAAATAGCTTATTATAACCTCAATTGAATCTGTCTTCAACTTAAACTTTTCAGGTATATATTGACCACCATCGTAGATTTCAAAATAAGTCTCTCCAAACATAGATTGATCGTTCACGTAACAAGTACAAAAAATAGATGCATTACCTGGATCAATCATAACAGTCCACGAGCGGGGATCAGCTTCATTATACTCGTCAAATATTTTATAAACGACATAACCGCTATCTTTAAGTCGTTTTATAAAATAACTCTGTGTTGTAATTTTATTAGCCATTACTTAACTAGACCCGAAATAATAAATTTAAATTCTGTCTCGTTAGTTGGTTTAATAAAAAAAGAAAGCACTTTAAACTTAAGATTAATACCGATACGCGCTCTCTCGAAGCGTATACCAGATATCACTCTAAAAATATCAAGATTAAACGGTATTACGTGAGACAAAGGCTGTCCTTCTATTGTATCACAAATCTTAAGTACAATGCTATCGGTATTGCTTTTTTCTTTGTCTCCTAGTTCGCAATAGCAACCATCAGGTTGACCGAAAATATAAATTTTATTAGTATCAGTAGTAAATGAACTAGCCTTAAGAATCTCTTGAAACTTTTTATAGTCAAGATCAAAGAAAGTATCAAGCTCTAGATTTTCTATTTTCTCTTTTTTAAGAGAAACTTTAGGTACAATAGAATCATCTAAAAAGTGGTACTTAAACTGGACACTGGGGGATTTGTAGGTAAGATTATTACTATTAATCTTAAATACAACATTTTCGTCTTCAATACAATCTACCACTCTTAATAGTTTTTTAATATCTCCTATATTAAGAGTAACCTCTTCAGTAAGATCTAAGGGAGTATTGTATTTGCCAAGAAGGATAATACTAGTATCGGGTTTATTACAAACCGTATAAATACCGTTTGAATTTGCTTTAATAGAAGCAATGTCGACTGTTTTGCTAATAACATTTAAGAAGTTATCTGCAAAATCTTTCTTAACCAGTTTAAGTTCCATATTATGGGTTCGTTACTAATTTTTTTTTATCTTCTAGAAGAAGATCAAGCTTTTCATTAACCATAATAAGCTTTTTTTCTAGTTTTTCAATATGTTCAATAATATCTTCGTAACGAGCTTTTTTGTCAAAATTAAACTCTAATTGAGAGTCGGAATTAGCTGCAACAGGCTGACTCACTAAAGGTAAAGCCATTTGCGGCATTACTGGTACTACAGGCGGATTAACAGGCATAGCTGCCGGTATTTGAGGAATAACCATACCGGCAGCTTTAGCAATACCTGAAGGCATGACTTTAGACATATCCACATCACTGACTTTCATATCACCCAATCCAGCTTTTTTAATTGTGTTTACATCATTTTGCACCACTTTGCCAAACATAGCAATAGCAATCATTTGCTCTTGCGTGAGCCCGTTGGTGCTGCCTGCCATTTTCATAGCATCAGCATCAGAAAGAGAGGGCGCAGCAGGCCCTTGCGCCTGCTGCCTCATTTTCATAATTTGTTCTCTTCTTTGCTGTTCAGTCATATCTTAAAGATCTTCCAAGCCGTTGAGAATAGCCATTACTGCTTCATCATTCGACTTAGTGCTCTTTACTTCAGTCTTAGGGGCAGCCTTAACTGGACTGGGAGTAGCTGCTACAGGCTTAACAACAGGCTTAGGAGCTTCATAAGGGACATCTTCCTCTACGTCTTCTGTAGCCTTAACCTCAGGCGCTGGTGCCGCTGCAGCAGCCTCCTGACCGTAGAAGTGTACATTAATAACCTCTTTCAACTCATCAGCTGATTTGTGATCCAAAAAGGTCTGTAGATCGTAGATGTTATTATAGACCTCATTGATCTTGTCTTCATCAATACCATCGATAGCAGCAGGGCTAAGAAACTTAGACGCGGTATACGTAGGGTACTTAGGGGCACCTGGCTTGTCCGAAACAAGCTCAGCTTTAATACGTAGACTGCATCCATTCTCGCTAAGATCAAAAATCTTAGCGCCGTACTCCGCCGCATCATCTCCATTGATAGCCGCTTCAATAATCTTATTGAGTTGGCGGCCATAACGAAGAACCTTAACAGTACCATTATTATCAGGGTTTTTGGGATCGCTTACAACATAAACATTAACCATCCAGTTTTCCTTACGCTTAAGATGTTCCTTAGCACGGTTCTTCTCTTCATCACTGCCCTCGCGAAGGATCTTAAAGTAAAGCTCGCTTACAGGGCACCGCTCTCCCCAAGTCGACGGAGAAGTTACACTAAAGTACTTGCCAGTGGAGATACTATTCCAGCCGTGATGATAATAATGCAAAAACGTCTCAGCAGGGTTCTTAACGTTAGGAAGCAAACGCACCACGTAAGTAGCAGGTGCTGCAATTTGCAGAATATTCTTATAACTAGCGCCGTCTCCTTGCTTATTTTTAGCATTTTCGAGCGCGCTCTTAATGCTTTCGAACATATTGGTATTAAATGTAGGTTTCATAATTAGTAATTTTGAGTATTTTTGGTTAGTATTTTGAAACCTTCGTCAATTAGGTTCTTTGCTCTAGTAGACATATTCAATCGCAGTTTAAACTTACCAATGCTATTGTGTATGTTTTTTAGGTAAAGCTCCTTATCTTGAAGGTTAAAAGAGTTTATCATACTATCGAAAGAAGGCAACTTAATCAGTACGTAAATGTTAATTAGTTTATTACTGTAATCAATAATCGGGGTATACGTGTATCCGTTTTTCTCGAAGCAGTATCTATCGAAGGCTATTTTACGCTCTAAACATGTCAACCCAATATGTTTGAGGCTTTTCTTAATATTATCAATCTGATTTTGAGTGTCAGGGGATTCTTCTAATTTTTGCTTTTGTACTGCTGAATATACCGCGATTGCTTTCTGGGTTGTGTAAAATTTTAAAGGAAAATGCTGCTCGTCTTTATAGATGAGATAAGGAGCATTAAAAAACTCTTTTACGTCTATCTGCGGAAATTTCTTGAAAAAAAGTTCTAATTTTTTACAAGCTACTCCGTCGATTGTAATATCAAACCCGTCAAAATCTTTACGAGCACGCCATGGCTTGTTCTGAAGCCCTCGCGATACGCTTAAGTAGGTATTGTAAATGTAAGGTGCGTTCATTAGCCTTCATGATTTTAATACCTCTCGTACAACTTTGCTACGGCATAAATTTGAATTATACTTTAAAAACACAATAAACGCTTCTTTTTCATTGTCAACTTGTATTAGTTTCATGAATATCTTTTTGTAGATATTGTTCTTGACAATAAGAGTGAACACGGTGACGTTGTTTAATTTTTTGTTATGCAATATAGAGCAAAAAGAACAAAATTTTAAAATTTCATATTCTGTTTCATCCTTAGTTAGACTATCTAAAGGATTATCTACAACAGCTTGTTCTAATGCTCCAATTACTCCAGACATGTTAAGCTGTAATTAGGGACAATTGTTTAGAAAAATTCATAAATTTTTCCGTGATCTTTCCACCAGCTGCGTATTCGTGGCCGCCACCACCACATAAAAACTCAGCTAGTTTAGCTAAATTTACATTACAAGTTTTCTTTTTTCTAAAAGAAACGTGAGAACTATTTGTGTTAACAAAAAATACGATATCTGAATTATAAGTTTTAAGAAGATGGTCGCAAATATCGTTTATATATTTGGTACCCATTGTCCCGGTAATCTGTAAGTTTTGCTTGCTTATAGGTACATTGCCTGAATAGATTTGTAAAGTAGATATAGCTGCATCTCTACCGGTTACATATTCTTTTATAATATTGTTTTCTAATGAGGTAAACCCGGTAAAACCATTATAAAAACGTTCTAAAAATTTGTAGGTCTTGTTCTTACCTAGTGTTTTTTGAGAGTTTGAAAAGGCACAGTTAAGATTATATGACTCAGGCAGTTTAAAGGCATAACTGTCATAGTCATTAGCTAACGCTATTAAATATTTTTGCTCGTTATTTAAAGACGTTAGTTTGTCTTTAAAATGTAAATAGAGTAACTTCGCACAAGAGGACGTAACCACAACATTAGTTGTAGCATTTTTATATTTGCTTGTATCGTGTGTTTCGTGGTGATCTATAATAATAGACTTTTTGCTATCAATTAAGTCAAAACTTGTACTTGTATCTAGATCCAAAAAATATACCGCATCGTAGTTCTCTATACTGTTCTCTGCTGCCCAAAGTAAAAATTCTTTTCTAAAATTTGAAACTGTAACTGTATGGAATTTTATATCGCCAGGGTTGGCTTTTAGAGCCCAGTGTAAGGTTAAAAGACTGGCCGCTCCGTCTAAGTCGGAGTCTGTAAAAACAAATATCTTCTTTGGATCCACTTGTCTATTTAGCTAGTTACGAAAGTTTTTCCAGTTTTGCTTCTAAATTAGATATTTCATTAGAATCTTCCCCGTTCTTGGTTAATCCTATATAATCTTTTTCTTCAGAAAGCGAAAGAGTAGTATAATCAATACGCATTGCTGTGGCCCCATGTTTAGGTCCTAAACGGTTCTTAATACCTCCGACTTTAATTATGCCCAGTTCTTGATCTCCTTCTTCTTGATGAATAGACCACACCACATCTGCAGTAAATGCTACACCTAAAGACTCTGACACTGTATCTAGGCTTGGATTCTCCATACCTTCTCTGTTAGTCTGTATAGCGCTTACTACTGGCATATTAAAATAATATGACAATGCTCTAAGCTCTTCTGCTGCAGCTTTACCTTGCGAGTATGAATTATCTCCGTCATTGGATTTGATAAGACCCAAATAATCAATTACTAACACCTCAGGCTTTATACCTGCTTTTACAAGAGACTCTATATATGCTTTAATACCTCCGACTGTAACGCTTTTAGGCGGAAACTCTTTAATAATAAGCTTACGTTTATGAGTCTCTACGTTCTCTTTAAAGAAGGTTTCTAGTGAAGAAGTCTGCTCTTGTATATTATTAATTGGTATTTTTGAAAGGTGGCTACTAATTCTTTTTGCATACATCATTTCAGGCATTTCAAGGGAAATAAGCACGGTAGTAAGACCTCTTTGAGCCATATTACTAGCTACATTACCTAAAAATATACTCTTACCTACGTTGGTAGGACCAAGAAATAAATAAAGAGCGCGTCCGTTCTTCATTAGCCCTCCTCCGATTTTACTGTCTATAAAGTTCCAGCCTGTTGGTATTACTTCGTTTTGTACACTCAGCTCTCTGATTACTCTTTCGTAATCTCCGTAAAAATCTAGCCCAATATCATTTACTAGAGTAATATTACAGGCTCGTTCAAACCAGCTTAAGAATTTACCATAGTCTGAACGTTCATTAGTAACATCATCTACTATTTTAAGTACTGTATTATAAACCGCTCTTTCTTTAAAGAAAATTTCAGTATTAGCAATAAGCTCGTCAATATTGACATTAGTGTCGTATTGCTTATAGGTAGTTACCGTTTCTTTAAAAAGTTTAAGGTCTTCCTGCTTTGATAGATAAGTCTTAATTTCGGTAAGAGTAGGTAAAGTTCTACGTTTACCGAAAAAATCTTTAATAATAGTAATTACTAGTTTGTTACCCGCGTTTTTAAAATTTTCTGGGTTAAGATGGTCAAAAACTAAAGATGCATAGTACGAATTAGTTAAACACTGACATGCCACGATGTTCTCAAAGAAATCAGTATTAACTCGAAGGGTTTCTTTCTTCATAGCATTATTATAGTGTATAAACTAAAAAAGCTAAGGTTGCCCTTAGCTTTTATTTTAGGTATTTGTTTCTTCTGGTTCCGCTTCTAACGTTTCGTCCGTACTGTCAATAGCAGCGTTACCGTAGCAAACTTTCTCCTTGAAAGCTTTTTCAAGGAGAGGTAGCGCTTTTTTGTCCCAAAACTCTGTGTCGTTTTCCCAGTTTTTTCTATAACCGATCTTATCAGTACCTAGAGTATAGGTTTTATCTCCGGTCACGACTCCCATAGCAATCGCCATATCAGCCAATCCTGCATAACGGGATAGGCCGGTACGGAAATTGTTATAAAGTTCAGCCTTGAGAAAGGGAGGCACGAATCGGTTCTTTACTGTCATTGCTGATAGCGTTACACCACTAACATTATGTGCAACTCCGATAGCTTCCTGATCTTCGTTCTTATCAATCTTTTCATTACGTGTGGCTAACTGTACAAGAAGAGATGCAAGATAGACTGGACCTGAACCACCAGACTGTTTTTTAACTAGTTCAGGGTACATAGATGTAGGATTATCGTAGATATGATTAGTAAACAGAATAGGCACGCGTGCCTTAGCTGCTTTAAAGGTAAGAGCGCGCATCATAGATTTCATCGCTTTTGCCTTTGTGCCCATATCTGCTGCGTCCTTACCTTCAGTTACATCTCGTAGCTCTTTAGCGCTGGCAAGATTACCTAGACTATCAATAGCAATAATAACTTTGAGATTAGGATCTTTTGCAGCAATGATTTTATCTAGAAAAGTCGCAATTTGGTTGCGACAATCTTCTACGGTTTCAACAGGATAATACTTGACTCTTTTAGCGTCAATACCAACACCTTCAGCAGATTGACGATCGACAGCTGCTTCGGTATCCCATATAGCCGCAAAATAGCCCTTCTTTTGAGCATTAGCGATGATTTTGTTAATGATAAGTGTCTTTCCAGCCCCAGAAGGGCCAGAAAACCCAGTAATACGACCGACAGGTACTCCGCCGTAGAGTGAGCCAGAAAATATAGCATTGAGAGCATATGAACCGGTGTCTATCCAATCATTAACAATAGATAGAGAATTTTCTTCTGAAAGTAAAGATGCATCAGCATTTAAAGCATCTACAGCCTCAAAGATGTCCTTGAGGCTGGAGACCTTGGTTTCTTCGTTATTGCTTTTACGAGCCATATTAGTTGTTCTCGTCTGCGTCGAACAGCTTGATAGTAGGAGCAGGCTCGTTCTTAACTACCTTAAACATCTCATTATACTGAAGAATCAAGTTAGGCTCGAGATCTAGGCTGTCGGTTGTAGTAACCGCAGTCTTGCTGTAAGTCCAGGTAGGAAAAACATCTCTATCCTTCAGAAACTCTCTAAAGATAACTGGATACAGCTGCACCTGGAGCTTCTTTTCAGGGGTAGGGCTCACATTAAGAATAGCAGGCTTAGTAACGGTAATACTAGTACCATTATCAGATACAAGCGTGGCTACGATAGTACGCTGAATATTATCAAGAAATACAATGATTTTATTGTCCATATAGTTATATTATAGTGTTTTTAGTTAATATCAAGTTATTGACGAGGGAACTTAAAATAAGGAGACTTGGGGTTAATAAGGTCTTTATCAAGCAGACTCTTTTTATTAGCACGAGTCGGTACAATATCCCAACCACCACGCCGGGCATAGAAACAAGTTACAAGAAGTTCCTTAGGGTGCAATACATCCCAGAGACGCTTATACGCTGCTTCACAAATTTCTTCGTGAAAGTGACATTCATTCCGAAATGAAACGATCCACTTAAGAAGAGAGTAAGGGGTTATCTTGTAATTACCCTTATAATAGATATAAATGTCTCCTGAGTCAGGCTGCTTAGTAATCTTGCAATTAGAGCGAAGTAAGGAGCTTCTAAAATAATCGAACCCTTCTTTTTCCTCAGAGTAAACTTCAAGTAAGTTAGAATCTTCGTTAAAAACCTCAAACTTAATTTTATCCGCGCCGGGCAGAGTTTCAAGAGTACCCCAACAGTCGTTGGTATATTTAATTTCCCAGCGAGCTCTAGATGATACGTAATCTTCAGTAATATTATCGTTGAGTACTTGAGAGAACAACTGGACTTTTACGTCAGTCTCTAGAAGAGCGCTAAGATCTTTTTCTGCAGTAGTCTTAATATTTTTAAGAACTTCCTTTACAGTTTTACCCATAGGCTGCATGTTAAAACCGTTCCAATATAGCTTCATTGACTTAGATTCGACGATATAAGGATTAGTTGCAGTATAAACAACTTTAGCTACGCACGCGACAGGCAATCCGTTTTCAGTCATTGCACTACACTCATAACCATTCCATATATCATAACCCACGAATGGCAGGTTTTGATTCTGGATATTAAGATATGTACGGTTACGTTGACGCTCTTCTCGTACGAGAATATCGGGCGTATAGGTAGTAGGAGAATCTACTCTTTGACCGAGTACTTTATCGATATTATTAGTATTCATTGAAAGTCTTTTTTAATTTCATTAATTACAGTTTCTACTCGCTCTTGTTTAGAGCCCATAACGAATTTAAATTTGTCAGAAGGCATAGAGTTATGCTTAACGTAGAACTCAAACTGCTTAACCACGCTTTCAAAAAACTCTTTATTTGTACTACGTACCCCATCATCTTCTAGATTTAACTCAGGTACAATATAAAAAATCTTGTCATACAACTTAATTACATCTCTATATATTTCTACAGCAGCTTCATATACTTCCTTTTTTACTTGTTCTTTTTCGTAAAAATACCCCGTATAAGCAATGCCATCTAAAGCTCCGCGATCTAAAATCCAATTACCTGGAGCAGTAGCATATTCTAAATGCCTTGCCATGACTAAGTATTGTGTCAAAGACGTGCCGTTCTCATTAATAGGTATGTTTAAGTCTTTCAAACCCCTTGTAAGATTGGTACGAAAGGAAAAATGACATTCACTCGTTAAAAAAGTTTCTTTTTTAAGAGCATTAACTAATGTAGTTTTACCTTGAGAATGCGCACCACAAATACATGCTTTGTAATTATTTCGCATAAGAATTATTTAGTATAATACGTTTTTTAATAAACTCAACCCAATTTTCAATTGCCAGACTGTGCAGCTTAGCAATATAAGAATCGATATTATTAAAATCGGTATAGATGTTTTCGCTATAAAACTGTTTTTCAGAAACAACCTTACCAGCATCTACTTCAGGTATAACTTCATGTATAACATGTCCATGAAGCTTGTATGGTGTATTTGCATAGTTATCCCAAACTTTTTTCTGAGGATCTTTACCTTTAAGCGCAGGAAACTTAGTAATAAGGCCTGGGTGACCATTAAAAATCCTATAACGGCCACAAATTTGAGAAGGTAAAATACGTAAAAAACCGTGTAATGTTACCATATCAGCCCGTCTAATAGATTCTTTGTATTCCTCTATCGATGGCTTTTGAGAAATAAAAATAAACCGATCAAAAGCTAACTCTAGAAGTCTAGGATTAATACGATCCATATCTTCTAAAGGCTTGTTAGTAATAATTGCATTCGGGAAGCGCCCAACTCGAGTTGAAACCTCTAGTATCTCAGACCCGCTTTGAGAAAAAAGCGCTTTCCAGTAAAAGTCTTTTTTCATATTTTTAATCTAAAACCTATTGTATTATCACTGAAAAAAATTACAAGCACTAAATCAAAATTGTCATGGGTAAGTTTATAGGATTTAACATTTTCTAGTTTTTTGACGGGTAATTCTTTATTGCTTGTTGCGTTCCAAAAGCAATAGTCGATTATTTTTGTATCTCCGTCTAATAAATGTGGATAATTAATTCGTACAATTTCAGTTAAAGTTTCAATCGTCTTATCCATTATGGACAAACTTTCTAAAGTCTCTTATATTTTCTGCTATCCATTGTTCTTGCTCTTCATCGGGAACACAATCTAGTAGGTCGACGAGTTTAGTTTTTTCTTTTGTCCAGTTTGCAAAAAGATCTCCATAACCTACTTTCTTAATACCGTGTACAATAGGAGATGAAGTATCTAAAGTCTTGATCCAATTAAAAGAGGGATCGTTATAAAAACTATATTCGCGAGGATGTGCGCAGCCAAGTAGGTGGTGTGGCTTCTTGGTATTAATGACACCATCGTCCAAAAGTCTTTTTAGAGTCATCACTCTTCCCATGGCATAACTTACCCATTTATTAGGATGCGGAAAAACCGTTAAATAGTAACTATAATCAAAGGAAATAGCTAGTTTCTCTACCCCTAAATAATCTAAAGCAGTGTAGCATTTAACAAATTCTGCATAGGTCTTACCTTGTATAACTCCGATCGGTACAGAATCACTATAACAAGAAAAAATTGCACCACCCATCCAGTATTTTGCTTCTTGAATGGTTTTATCGCAATTTTCAAGTACGTCGGGTATAATATACTCTGTAGGCTCCAAATTATTAATCCAATTAATATATTTTTTTGTTTCGAAAGCAACACCGAGTTCAAAAATAGAATTATCTAGAAGAACAGTTCGGTTTAACTTTAAACTTTCTTTAAAAAAAGAAAAATACTCAGGGTTAGTCTCGAAAAGATGTACCAGAGCATAGTCATAATCGTTGTATGTCCGAGAGATCTCAAGCATACTAAGAGGGGATTCGTGTGAGATTTTAATCATGAGAATAAAGAAAAAAGATCGGTTTCAGATTCATTAACAACATCGGGCAGTCGCCAACCAATAGCCTCATAAACTGCTAAGATAGGCGGTTTAATAAGTGTATCAAACATTTCAATATAATCTACCTGAAACTCAGTAAATTCTACTGGGTAGGTTGCGGTATAGCAAAGCGTATCGATTTGGTAACGATTAGGAGCAACGTAAATCTTTTTAACCTTACCCCCTGAAGTAATTTTTTCGTATTTTGTATCTAAACCCATCTTTCTAAGTAGGTGATTAAAGTAAATTGCACCTTTTACGTGATTAGGAGTGCCTTTAGCAATTTTAAAAGGGTACTCACATTTACTCTCATACTTTTCTAAATCACTTAACCCCCCTCTAATAGCTATATCATCAATTTGTAATTTCTTAAAGCTTTCGTAGGTTTGCTTGTAAAGGTTATTAGCATTAATCTGGTCCTGCATTACTAGGGACGTTTCAATTACTTTCTTAATAAGTTCTTTAGCTTTTTTAGGTGTGGTAGAACGAGCAATCTCGACACCTACGTATTTAAACTTATTTACGTCTGCCCCTTCATCATTGAGTACGTGAATAATATAGCGCTTCTTTTCTAGGTACACCCCTACATCACAAATTGATTCTCGTTTAAAGAAATAACGAGGATCGACTGATTTGAACTCTGAAGCAGACCACTTTTTAATCTCATCATTAAGATATGTCCCCATATCTTTATCAATAAGATCTAACCCTTCAGGCGTAACTTTATTATTCTGAAATATTTTTAATTTTAACTTATCGAGTATAGGCTGTATAGTAATGTGAGTACTGTCAGTATCCCCGTAAATAGTAAGAGAAGTCCCAATACTATGTCTTGTTTTAGCATATTCATCCAGGATAACACTTGCTTGTTTAACCACAGATTGCCCCGTGAGAGTAATACTCCCAGCATGATCACTATCGCAAATAGGAGAAAATTTATTAGCAAAAACACCATAAATAGAATTAAGCAAAATTTTGATAACGTATTGAATAGTATCCGCTCTTTCCATAAAAGTCTTACACGCTCTATAATCATCAGTATCTGGAATTAACTTACTGAGTTTTTTCTTATACTCTACGTACTGATTTTTGTTAGCAACTCGTTCTGCATATAGCCCGTCAATAAGAGAAGGCACAACCCCTTTCTTCTTTTGAGTGTATAACACATTAGCCTTAGAAATAGCCAGTTTTTCCAAAGCTACAAATTGTTCAAACTTAGCATTAGGTAATTTATACTCTTTACCACTCGTTAAAAGTATGTTGGTATTTTCATTATCTCTACTAACAATTTTACCTACCTTAGTTTCGGGGGAGATATTAAGAGTAATGATAGTATTAGGATATAGTGAGTTAGCATCGTAGCTAACTACAGCAGTCTTAAGACCTCGTTCAGGATCTCTTACATAACCTCCTTCAATAGCTTCTCTTGTGGGCCCTTCTACAAACGTAGGTATAACCATACCATGTTTACGGGCTTCTAGGGAGACGCAGCCAGTTACAATAGAGACTTTACCAAGCGCGCTTTCGAAATTAGTTAATCCCTTATACGCTAACATACGTATAATCTTAAAGAATTGAAGCTTGTTCTCCATACGCACAAGTAGGTCAACGTCTTGAATGTTATAATCTACAAAATTATTCCAATCAGACTCTGAAAGAGTAGCTAGATTAGTTGCGTTAATAGCCAACTTACCTTCTCCTAGCTCGTGCTGCGCAACAAAGTTGAGAGCATATGACTCAAGCAACCCGCGAGCGAAACCTTTGTAGACTTCAAGATAGTCCATAGCTGCAAGGCCATGAATATACCAGCGGTCTAGTTCTTGACCCTTTACAAAAATACCTTTCCGGCACCACAGACTCTTAAGCGGGGATAACCGCTTTGCGGCATCTTCCCCGAGTAAGTTAGTAATACGGTTAATTAAATACGGAAAATCGAAAAAGTCCGTATTCCACCCTGATAGAATGTCCGGGTAATACCCATTCTCCCAAAACTCTAAAAACTTTTCTAGAAGATCGGCTTCGCTCGAGCATTCTGTATATACTACATTTTGACGCTTAGAGGTATACGGCTTAGTTCCCCATGTGTAAAACGTTTTAGATAAATTATCATAGATGGTAATTAGATTGATAGGGTGCTTTGCATCTTTAGCTTCCGGAAATTCATCAGGGCTGAATACTTCGATATCCAGAAAACACACCTTAATAGGGTTAGCAGTAAATTCGGGTTTATCGTATTGTTCACTAAATTGATCTATTAAAAATTGCTGCTCTACTTGAATATTATGGTAAAGCCGCTTGATAGCTCCATCTTGCGCAGCTTTATTACGATCAAAACTATTGCGAAAAACCTTTTTCTTTAGTTTAGTATTAAAGATAGATACAGCGTCTACGTTATCAGAATTCGTCTCAACGTAAAAATACGGCTGAAATGCCATCTTCTTGATAACTCGCTCTCCTTTATCATTCCAAGTAAAGAGATGGATCAACCCGTCTCGAGAGCTATAATAAACGTTACGGTACATAGGTCATATTGTCGTATGACCTTACATAAAGTTCAAGTAAAATATAGCTTTACGTACTCATCAATATGATCTTCCAGCCAGTATTTACATGCAACTTTGCGGGCATTATCAGATTCGGTGAGGTAAGTTTTTCTATCAGAAGTCAATTTTTTAATTTTATCAATCATTTCATCCCCTGTGTTAAAACGCAAAGGAGCAATTTTATACGGCTCGAGATCTTGACATACACACGGGATACCTAACGCCCCTGCTTCAATGTATTTAATATTAGCTTTTGCCAGATTAAAAGGATTATTTTGAATAGGTGCAATAGCTACATTAAGATTCAAACTATCATAGACTGAAGGGTAATCAAAAATACGAGCCCAGGGCTGGTATTCAATTTCTCCGGTACGCACATAGTGTTCAAGTTCTTGTGGGAGACCCCCCATCAACACCCATTTAAAGTTTTTTACTGTTTTAATAATAACTTCTACAATACCTTTAAAGTCATCTTGAACCCCGGGTAATTTTGCAATATTGAAATGAGTAGGGCTACCGACATAACCTACCCGTGGCCGCTTTCTATTTCTATCAAAATTTTCAACTATTTTAGATTTTGTATAAAATCTATCTAGCCAAAACTTAGGTATATAATTAGGTAGTACTATTGCAGGTACCCCGCTTCTTTTTTGATAATACTGAGACATGTAGGCAGTCGGGGTAGTAATCATATCGCAATGTTTCATTATTTCTATAGCTGTAGCCCCTATAACTGGGTCTACAAATGCCTCTCGAGCCTTGTTATACACAGGAATATCTTCTGGAAAAATAACATCATCAATTTCGTAATAAATTTTAAATTTGTTAGTTTTATTAGAAAGCTCTCTTAAAAACTTTACAAATTGCAGCTGAGTAGGGGTTACCTGTCTTTGAACACGTACGCTCTTAATACCACCATAAAAGTTCTCTTGCAAAATCATGAAATTATTATTGTTAATAATTCCAAGTTGCTGCCCGTTAATTAGTAATTCCGGCCAATGCATTCTCCAGAACCCGCAACCTTGATGGTCGGCAGCAAAACTAATAGCTCGATCTAAGCCGTTAGGCATCCCACCGTGTTGCATAACCTGTTGAGGTGCTGCGTTGACCATAGGGTTACCGACAGCTGGTACGCCAAATGGTAGTTGCGGAGCTCCAAATACATTGCCGAAATTAGGATAAGTCATAGTTAGTTGTTCGTGTGGTAATGCCGTTTTTCTTTACTAAGAAGATTATTTCTCCGCCTATACAGTACTTTTTACTTTCTTTACGGTGAGAAATAATATAAATAGCTTCATTATAGTTATCTACTCTTTCTTTAAGAATATCAAGTACTAACTCAATACCTTTTTCATCCAAAGACGAGTCAAAAAGCTCGTCAAACATAGATAAATTAAGACATACTTGAGCCTGTGCTCTTCTTATATCCTGAAAAGTAAAAAGCATGGCTAGATCTATAGCCTTACGCTCAGCTCCTGAAAAATTAAAATAGCTACATTCTTTGCCTCGCTCGTTAGTAATAATTTCTTCAAAAAACTCATTAAAACGCACAATACTGTTACTTTCAAGTTTTTTCAAGTAGAACCCTAATCTAGTGTTTAATACTTCAATAATCTTCTTAACTATATAGGATTTTACTCCTTCTTCTGAAACTATTAGTTTAGCGTTTTCAATTATTTCAATACGTGTCTGCAAAGCGGTTATACCAGTTTTGGTTTCGTTTATGCGGGACGTTATATCTAGAATAATCTTTTCAAAATTATTTGAATCCTTATTAAGATTGTCTATATCTATAGATAGTTGCTGTTGCCATGCGTCTAACTGGGTAATTCTTGAATTTATATTTTCTATTTCTTTTTTGCGTATAACAAACTCGTTAAACCTGTTTTGCAGTTTAATTAAATTTTCTTCTAATTTACTAATTTTACTAGTAATATCCTTGTGTTTAGGGGTATTAGTTTTTAGTACTTCTTCGTACTTTTCAATTTCTCTTATACAATCATTTTTATCTTTTTCGTATTGAGTATTGACAGCTTCGGCCAAATCTTTTCCGCAATGGGGGCATAGACTGTTTACTTTTTTTATTTTTTTATTACGATCGGTATTAATTTTAATATGGGTGTTAGCCTCGGTAATAAGTCTTTCCGTTTCTAGCAAATTTCCGGCTAATATTTTTTTAGCATTAGTAAAATTTTTAAGCTCTTCTTCTAGTTTTGCTTTAGCTTCACTATCTACCGGCTCAAACTTATCTAATTTTTCTTTAAGCAGAAAAAGCTCATTACTATTATTAGTTTGACGTACTTTAAGCGTTTCAAGTCTCTTTTCTTTGTTTGCGTCGTAAAGTTCTTTTTGTTTTATATTATCCTGTAAAGAGCGATTTATCTCTTCAAATTTAGTTGTTTCTACTTCTAGATTACGTTTGGTTTCATTGTAGTCATGACGTGCAAAAAGCAGCATATTACCGAACACTTCAAGCCCGAGTATGCCTTCAATGAATTTGCGCTTTTCAACTTTTTTCTGCGCCATAAAAGGTACAGTGTTGTTAATAGTCATTACTACACTATTCTGGAAAACTTCAGAAGAAGTTTTAATTATATCAACAATATACTCAGTAGTTTGCGGTACCCCTGAACGAGTTATTTCTTGATCGTTCATAAAGAGATAACATTTGGTTGGATTGAGCGTTCTTACTATCTTATAAGTGTTACTAGTTTCTCCTTGTATGCAAACAAACTCGAGTTCTACTTCACAAAGACTATCCGGGGCTTGATCATTTACTATGTTTTCTTTCTTTAGTTCTCTTATGGTGCTTCCATACAATGCAAAATGCATTGCATCTGCAATAGTTGATTTGCCTACTCCGTTAGCTCGATCAGCTTTATCAAAATTACGGCCGGTAATAATATTAAGACCGGGACGGAATACAACTTCAACAGGCTTCTTACCAATAGAAAGAAAATTAGTAGCTTTAAGCCTCTTAAAATGAATATACCGCATATGCTAATATTAGAGTGTAATAATTTTAAATCTACTGTAAATAAAAATATGGTAGACTTAAAAAACGTTACATTTTTAATTGCAATTAAAGTAGATAGTGAAGATAGAGTTAAAAATTTAGATATTACTATCCCATATTTGCAAACCAACTTTGACACAAATATTGTGCTTTGTGAGCAAGACGTATCCCCTAAATTAGCAAATAAATACAACTGCGGGTACGTTTTTTGTAAAACAGAAGAATTTTTTAATAGGCAACGGGGTGTAAATTTAGCTGCAAAATACGCGAAAACCTCTATAATCGCGCATTATGATGCAGACGTTTTGTTTACTCCTAACCAGCTTAAAAAAGCTACAAAAATTATTATGAATAAGGATGCTGATATTGTTTATCCATATGATGGTCGGTTTTACGATGTACCTAAACAATTTCATGAAAAAATTAAAAGTACAGCAAGTACAGAACATGTTACTTTAGAGCATTGCACTTTATTTAACCCGCATTCAGTTGGTGGAGCGGTCTTTTTTAATGCTTCTGTTTTTTGGGAGGGCGGTGGCGCCAACGAAAACTTTAAAGGGCTGGGGTATGAAGATAATGAAATTTATACAAGATTCAGCCGACTTGGTTATAAGTTTGGTAGAGTCTCAGATCCTTTATTGCACTTAACTCATGAAAGAAAAGATACTTCTTATAACCACAATCCATATATTGCTTCTAACTTAAATGAATACAACAGAGTTTCAAAATTAACTAAAGAAGAATTAAAACAAGAAATTAAAAATTGGAATTGGATAGAATAATTTTTTTTAAAATGATAACATACTCTAAATTGGGGGTGCACGGTAACATAGGCAATTCTATGTTTCAGTACGCGGCTTTATTATCTTTAGGTAAAAGTAAAGGGTATGAAGTAAGAATTCCTTTAAGGCCTTCATACTTTGATATTAATTATAATTGTATGAACAGATCTATAGCAGAAGGTTTTATTATTAAAACTCCTTCTATAACTATAGAAGAACTAGGCCAGATGAAATTAAACGTTTATAATGAGCGCTGGTTTCATTATGATAGTAAAGTACTAGAACAGCCTGATAATACTGATTTAGCTGGCTATTTTCAAAGTGAAAAATATTTCATTCATAATAAAAATTACATTATAGACAATTTTCAATTCAAGCCTGAAATTAAGGAACAAGCTGTGCAATTGTTTAAGCAGTTAAATATAGAGCCTGAAAATACGACCTCCTTACATTTACGTAGAGGGGATTACGTACATAAACAAGAACATCACCCACTTATGCCGCAGGAGTATTATATAAAAGCTTGTAAGTCAATTAAAACTAAATATTATTTAATTTTCTCTGATGATATTGAATGGTGCAAACAAGCTTTTGCACAAGATTCAAGAGTATTTTTTTCTACGCTTACTAATCCTTTTGAAGATATGTGTGCAATGAGTATGTGCGCGCATAACATAATAGCTAACAGTTCATTTAGCTGGTGGGCTGCTTGGTTAAATATTAACCCTAAAAAAATAGTGGTCGGGCCTAAAAAATGGTTTGGACCTGCCTATGAAGGTGTTATTGATCCCAAAGATGTAATACCAGAGAGTTGGTTAAAAATATGACAGGCCGGTTTTTAGAATTTCTACAAGCTCAGTAACGTGTTTTTTAGTAACTCTATTATGTAGCCCTACATAAAAACCATTTTTATGTATAAAATCGCTTACTGGAAAAGACCTAGCATCTGCAATTTCTTTAAGACAAGTTTGTCTTAAAAGATTGCCTGAAATAATAGGCCTAGTTTCAATATCTGCACCGAGTACCCGGGTTTCAATATCTTTTTTTATTCCACCTTCGGTAAAAATTATAGGAAAAGAAAAAGGTACATCTTCGTATAATCCTGTTCTCATTTCAATTGTTTGTAAAAGGGAAATATTTTTTACTTTATCTAAATAAAAACTATACAATTCTTTTCTTTTTTTAGTATATTTGGTTGCTCTTTTAATGTCTAACTGACCAATGTATGCGTTAATATTAGTATTTCTAAAATTATTTCCTAATAAATTAAAATCAAAACGACTATCAACATCTAGATTGCGGAAAGGAATTTTATCTTCTTCCGTAGAAAGACTGCGTACCATTCCGTGATTTCTGGCCATAAGAAAGTAATCCCTTTCTTTTTTGCAGTTTGTAAACACAAAACCGCCCTCTACACTTTGTATTTGATGACCAAAATATGTACTAGTAGTAGAGGTAAAATAAAAAGAAATATTACGTTCTTTATAACGAGTGAAAGTAGACTCGCAGTTGTCTAACATTATTTTGACTCCATATTTTACACTTAAATCATAAAGTTTATCTATATTTGGACTGAAACCTAATAAGCTCGTTACAAATACACATGCAACTTTATTGCAGTTAAGTTTTAAATATTCTTCGAGTTTTTCTAAATCTAAACTTAAGTCTTTTAAAGTAATATCTATAAAGTGCGGGGTAAAGCCTTCTCTAAGAAACGGGGAAACTGAAGTAATCCATGTAGTAGAAGGAAAAATAACGATATTTTTTCCTTCTGCCCTTAACCTATCTTTTAAGTGCATAGCTATTAAAGTGTTCGCAGTTGAGCCACTCGATACAAAAATAGCATATTTACTGCCAACATACTCAGCCATTCTAGTCTCAAATTTTGAGACCTCATCTGCCATTGTCCAGAATTTCTTTTTGTTTAAGAAGAACGCGCAAATCTTAAGACGGTCCTTCCAAGTAAAATTAGATTCATTTAATAACCATACCATGATAATAATTATCAAAAGTTCTCTTTATACCATCCTTTAAAGTAGTATATTTAAAGTGTGGAAAAAATTGTTTAAACTTATTATCAGTGACATCTTTTCTGTGTTGCCCGTCAGGCTTAGACCTATCCCAGTTAATTTTTAAAGAAGTTGCATCACATGCTTCAAGAGCTATTTCAGCTATTTGTTTAATAGTATAAACTTCAGGTGTTGCTATGTTTAAATCCGCATAATATTCCCCTTTTGTATACTGTATAATTGCTCTTGCAAAATCTTCAGCATGCATGAATTGTCTTAAAGGCTTACCCGTACCGTACAGTTCTATACTATCTTTTTTATTGATTTTCGCTAAGGCTATTTTACGTACAAGACTAGTCACGAAATGAGCTTTATCCCCTTCAAAATGATCGTACTCTGAATAAAGATTACATGGTATTAAACTATTATACTGCAAATTATGTTGTTTTTGATAACACTTAAGATGTACATCTAAACAACGTTTAGCGTAACCATATGAAAAATTAGTTATAGTTGGAGGTCCGTCATGTATTTTATCTTCTGTTAAAGGGTAGCAGTCTGGATTTAAGTTATCGGGGTATATACAAGTACTGAGCACCCCGACAAAACGTGTACACCCATACTTGTAGGCGCATTTAACTACATTTGTATTAATATCTATATTGTTTTCGTAAAAACTTATAGGGTTTTTAATATTATCTAATATACCACCCACTTTTGCAGCTAAATGCACTACAGTAGTGGGCCTGATAAAATTAAATAATTCATCTACTTCATTATATTTTGTTAAGTCTGCTTGTTTAGAGCCTACATAAATTGCAGAAAGACCTAAATCTCTTAAATGGCGACCTACCATGCCTGTACCACCAGTAACTAAAATTTTAGTTTGCATGTTATATTTAATTTTAAATTAAATAAAGTTTATTTTTATATATCCAATCTTCTGCTAAAATAAAATTCTGTGCTCGTTCGAAATTTTCTTTTATAAAAGGTAATCTACTTTCGTAGTATTCTGGAGTACATAATTTAAGTTTTTCTTTTAATTCAGGCAGTGTGTCAAAAATAATAAAACCTTCTGTATTGAAATATTTATGAATTGAAGGACAGCCCCAGTAAATAGGTATAGTGCCTGTGTTTAAACAGTCAATAAGTTTTTCAGTAAACCAAAAATCTTTCTTGCAGTTTTCTATAGCAAAATGATAACGGTAATCTCTTAAACCTTCTAATTTGTATGTTATAGGATTATAAACATTACCATACACATCTATTTTATTATCACTCGAT